ATGCGTTTTGCTTGCTTTTTCTAGGCCTTTGATTACTTTATTTACTTTCTTTTTTGACATAATATTTACCAGTTTTTACAAGACCAATAACCAGCTGTAAAGACATCTTTCTTTTTTTGCACTGCATCACAATTATGCCTTGCTCTAAAAGATTTCCGTCTGTCTGGTTGGTCTTTTTTTATTGACATTTTCGGATCGCCATACCTAACAATTTTCACTTGATCGCCTTTTTTAGCTAGAACTGCAAATTTTTTGCTACCGCCAGGCGTTCTTTTTTGTTTGTTATAACCAGGAAAAGACTCTCCGCGGTAGGTAAGCCTACCGCTAGAGGTTCTTTTGACATCTTTGGTTGTAGCCATAGATTAGTCGTATTTTTTTATCAGCTCCAAAATTATCATATAACTATCACCGCTAGAGTGTCCAACTGTTGTGAAGTCTAAATCACCAGTTTTGCCAGAGCCCGCATTATTGGGTATAGCAGTAAAAGTATCATAATATTCGTCGCCTGTTGAATCAGCTGGTAAGCCAATAGCTAGAACGTTTGTACTTGCATCAAAGTCTATTTTGACGGACATGCCGACACAAGACCACCATATTCTTTGAATATGAACCTCAGTGCATGCTTGTCCTCTTGCATTTGATCCTAAAGCAGAAACGTCTACTTTTTTTACAGCAGATTCACCTGTACCGTCCGAAACGTTAGTGAACCGCAAAACAGCAGTTCTTTCACCATCTTGTATGGTTTGAGAGGTTACTGCGTCTGCCATATTATCTCTCTACGATTGCTGTAACATAATCAATAGTCATGGTTTTAGCCGCGGCCTCACCGTTCTGAATACCGAAAGATACAGTCAGTTCTTCGTCGGTTGGTAAATTTGTATTTACAACACCTACTGGTTCTGCATTATTTACTGAATACTGAACCAATGAAGTTATAGGATCTATGAAAAATGCAACAGTAACAAAAGTATCGTCTGCCATGGTGTGAATGGCTGTCGTATCTGTTGAGGTGCCGTCTTTTTCAACAATAAAGTCTAGGTTTGTATCACCGTCGTCTTTAATAAAGAAAATACCGTCTGAAACCGCTAACGGAGTAGTATCGGTAATTTGTAGGCCCATGACAAAATCAGATTGTGTAGCGTCGCTAACTTTGAACCTGGCTGAAAAATAAGCTCTTTTTGAGCCTGTAATTAAAAATGACTCGCCTTTTAACTGTAAAAAGTCTAAGTCATTATCGCCTGCGGCATTAGTTAGCAAAAGTTGTCCGCCAGCACCAGAAGTAATTGCCTCTGTTGCGGACCCTGTGCCTGCCTCTGTTGTTGTAATTGTCCAATCACCACTGTTATAGGTCATAAAATCATTAAAATAACCATAGTGTGTTTGGTCAGAAGGTAAAGGCATAAACATCGGTTGATCTTTTTTTGCCTTAGTTGCAACGG